TAACAAACCGAGAGCAAGCGAGCAACGCGAGCGCGCTAGCACAAGCGCAGCGCGTGAGAAAAACGGGGGGTGGGTGTGAGCAAACGCAAACGAACACACAACCAACAACAACTGGGGCACTACACACAAAGACACGGGGCACGCTCAACAGCCGAGTTCAAACGCAACCGGCGGCTACTACTCAAAGACCAGCCACTATGCCATTGGTGCAACACTCGAACAGCAACCACAGCAGATCACCTAACCGAAGTAGATCGCTGGCCCATTGACCAACCCGGCATCAACTCATTAGACAACCTTGTTGCAGCATGCAAACCGTGCAACAGTTCACGCGGCGCTCGATACGGAAACCTCAAACGCAAAAACATATACGAGCCCGTTCAAACAGTAAACATAAACAAAATGAATGAATATGCATCAAACCCGTTTTTTATACAAAACACAGACGCCCCCGACTCGGCTAAATCCTTATTTTATAAGGGTTTGCCACGATCAGCCGAGACTGGCGCTGACCAGCCAATGCATAAACATACAGCGCCTTATCAGCCAAGATTAGAAACTTTGGTTGATCGGCGAGGGTCTTATTTGGTTGATGGTTTGGCAAGTTGGGCGCAAGAATATTTGCATTGTGAGTTAATGGATTGGCAAAAGTACGTTGCCGGTGGTGTTTTGGCGCATGATGAACACGGCGATCTACTTGCGCGTCAGGCGTTAGTGTCGGTCGCTCGACAAAACGGTAAATCTAAATTGCTTGAAGCGCTTGTGGGTTTTTGGGCAACCGAGATGCCTAAATTGCGTGGCGAACCTCAAACGATCATTACTACAGCCCACAAACTTGATCTCGCCTACGAACTTTTTAGCAAAGTTGCCCCAATTCTTGAACAACACTTTGGCGCAATCTTGACTTGGGCTATTGGTCGCAACGAAGCCAATTTGCCTGACGGCACACGCTGGTTGGTACGCGCCGCAACCCCAACATCGTTTCATGGTTTGACCGCTGACCTAGTTTGCATTGACGAGTTATGGGCCGTGTCAAGCGACGCGGTGTCAATTGGTTTGTTGCCTACTATGCGTACTCGACGTAGCCCCATGCTATTTATGACCAGCACAAGCGGCGACGAGTCAAGCGCCGAGATGCAAAAATGGCGCGAGCAAGGTTTGCGTGCAATAGACGAAAAAAATAGATCGTCGCTATATTTTGCCGAGTTCAGCCCACCGTCAACACTTGACCCGTTAACCGTTGACGCATGGCTACTAGCCAACCCCGCGATCGGGCACACGCTGACCGTCAAAGTGCTAGAAGCAGAAGCCGAGCAACCAAACCGCAACGCGTTTTTACGCTCAAGCGTCAATTTGTGGACAGCCAGCGCTAACGGTTGGCTACAGCCGGGCGTCTGGGAAAACCTTAAAACCGATCTACCAATGCCAGCCGGCGGTGTACTAGCAATCGAGCAATCACAAGACGAGTGCAGATTTGTGGGCGTGCGTGCAGCCATAAACGCACACGGACACATACAGGTATGCCAACAATTTGTTAAAGACACACTCGCCGAATGTTGGGCAGCGGTCGAGGAAATATGCAAAGACACAACGACCCGTTTGTTAATTACGCCTGCGTTTGAAATGACGATGCCACAAAAGTTTGCGTACCGATCATCAATGGTTGGCAACCGCGAACTAATGCGTTGGACAGTTGTGGCCCGACAGGCAATTATTGAAGGTCGCGTCAGGCATGACGGGTCTTCGTTGTTAAGTCAGCATTGCGCTCGAGCGGTAGCGGTCAAAAATCAGGGTGCGTTAACTTTGTCGTCGCTACGGTCACCCGGCCCGATCGAGTTTGCGCGATGTTTAGTGTTTGCTATTGCAATGGTTAACAAGCCAGTTGCGTTAGGTAAACCAATGATCGTTACGGCTAGTCGCTAAGGTATTGTCGGGCGGCCGCTGATGCCTTACTTTCTCGGTTACGGGTTGGCGGTCGCCTATACACAACGCACAAATAGTTTGGTGGCATACTTAGCGCATGGGCATTTTTAACCGCACCGTAAACAAAGCGGCAATCTCACCGCAACCAACTAAAGCGGCAGCCGCCGGTGGCTCGTTTTACCAAAACAACAACGCAGGCGCACAACTTGTCGGTCAGTATTATTCGTACGTTGAAGGCACAGCACGCAACCGTGCAATGAGTGTGCCGACGATTAGTCGAGCGCGCGATTTGATGAGTTCAGTTATCGGTTGCATGAATTTAAAAATGTTTTCGGAAATGTGGAACGGCAGCGAAATGGAAAAAATCCCTCTCGCCCCACGCACTTGGTTGCGACGCATAGACCCAAGCGTGCCAAACAATTTTATAATGTCGTGGACATTTGACGATTTGTTTTTCTTTGGTCGCGCGTTTTGGTATATAACAAGTCGCACCGCTGACGGCTATCCAGCGTCTTACACCCGACTACCAGCCGCAATGGTGCAGACACTTGATCAAGCAGGGCCAGTTTGGTTTGCACCGTCTAAAGACATTGTGTTTAACGGCGGCGGTTTAGACCCGAACGACGTTGTGCAATTCTTGTCGCCGATACAAGGCATTATTTACATGAGCGAACAAGCAGTTGCAACAGCGTTAAAACTTGAATCGGCACGTTACCGCAACTCGTCAAGCGCAATACCGGCAGGAATATTGCGTCAAAATGGAGGAGAGCCACTTTCCGCGCAGGAACTCTCAGACCTTGCAGCGGCGTTCAATGCGGCACGCGAAACAAACCAAACCGCGGCGCTAAACGAGTTTGTGACCTACACAGAAACGTTGACATCGCCCGACAAAATGTTGTTAATTGACAGCGCCGAATTTCAAGCAATGGAAATGGCTCGACTATGCAACATTCCGCCATACCTTGCCGGCATCAGCGTCGGGTCGTATTCGTACCAATCAAGCGCCGAATCTCGCATGGATTTGTGGACATTTGGCGTACGCGCCTACGCAGATTGCATCGCTGGCACACTCAGCCAAAACAACATTCTTCCTAATGGAACGTTCGTAGAATTTGACGTTCAACAATATCTCACCGGCGAATACTCAATGGGCGATGATCGAGATACACAAACCGAAACAAACGAAAGAGTAGTATCACCAACATGATCCGATTAACCCCCACACAGATCACGGTTGACGCAGCGGCGGCAGAGGGTTTGCCGTCGCGCTCAATCTCAGGCGTAGCAGTTACCTATGACGAAACAGCGACCGTCAATGACGGTACAAAGGTACGGTTTTTGCAGGGGTCGTTGCCAGTCACGGGGCGCGACCCGAAACTTTTCGGACAGCATGACAGCAACCAAATTTTGGGCAAAGTGGTTGAGCGTGTGGACACCCCACAGGGCATGATGTTTACAGCGAAACTTAGCGCTACTCGACTAGCCGACGAATTTATGACCCTTATGGTTGACGGCGTTATTGACGCGGTATCTGTAGGCGTAACACCGACAAAGTTTAGTTACGACGAAGAAGGCGTAATGATTGTTGAGTCGGCTACATGGTCAGAATTATCGCTCGTCAGCGAAGGCGCGTTTGCCGGTGCGATCATTACCGAAGTGGCGGCCAGCGCACCCGACGAGCCAGTCGTTGAGAGTATCCACGAAACCGAGCCACAACTAGAGTTACAATCAGATCAAGAGACAACAAAGGACACAGACATGAGCGAAGCAAAAGAAACAGCAGTAGTCGAAGCAGCACAAGCAACCACAGAAAAATTGTGGGCGCAACCTGCACGTAAATTTAATTTGCCAACACCCGGCGAATATTTTGCAGCAATGCACATCGGTGGCACAACATTTGAAAACGTTGCACGCGCAACTAACGAGTTTGTTAAATCAAAGCAATCAGCGTTGCAAGCAGCCGCAGGCGACATCGTCACGACCGATACACCGGGTTTGTTGCCAGTACCAGTTCTCGGGCCAGTATTCCAAGACCTAAACTTTATTCGACCAGTTGTTAACGCAATCGGCGCTCGAGCCATGCCAAACAACGGTGCGTCAAAAACATTCGTTCGCCCAACCATTACGACTCATACCAGCGTTGCAGCGCAATCAAGTGAACTTGCCGCAGCGTCGGCAACCACAATGGTTATCGCAAGCAACACCGTTACCAAAACAACTTTGGCTGGACAAGTCACATTGTCAATCCAAGACGTTGACTTCACCGACCCAGCATCGCTCAACATCATTCTTAATGACCTTGTTGGCGAATACATGTTGGCCAGCGACAACGTCGCAGCCGACGCAATCACCGCAGGTGCTACAGCGTCAGGTGCAACATGGACAGTCGCAAGCACAGACCCGTCATCATTGTTTAATGCGCTTTATACCGCCGCATACAACATTTTGACTGCAACAAACTTCTTACCTGATCATTGTTTTGTTGATCCAAACGTATGGTTGTATCTTGGCAAGCAGTTAGACGGCGACAAACGACCAGTATTCCCGTACGTTGGTGCAGCAGGATTGCAAGGCATGAACGCAGCAGGCACAGCAAACATCACACAAATGTCAACCTTTAACCCATTTGGTTTGACGCTTGTTGCCGACAAAAACTTTGCGGCTTCAACTTTGGTTGTAGCACGAGGCGAAGCAATCGAGTTCTACGAGCAAGTACGCGGCCTAATGTCAGTCGAGTTGCCGTCAACACTTGGCCGTAACTTCTCGTACGCAGGTTACGTGTCAACCTTTATTGCAGACAGCACTCAGGTTCAGTCAATCCTGATCGCTTAGTCGTAGGCGGCAACACCGCTTATGGCAACTTACGCAACAGCCAGCAAACAGTTACTAGATAACTACGCTTGCATATCTACGCTTGAGTCAACCGACATACAGGTTGGCGACACCGTAGTTGTAGGCGCGTTAGGCGCACCGTTTAACGGCACGTACACCGTGTTGGCATGTCCGCAATATCGTTACGTTGGCGTTGACGGTACGACAGGCGAATTTATTTATGACGTTACGGTTGCAGTACCTAATCAAATTCTGTTTGCTTGCACCGGCACAGATGTTGAGTTTGTAGTTGACTTTGCAGGCACAATTACGTTCACCGAAGTCTGCACATGGATTACAGCAACAGACATTGAAGATTGGATAGGCATTGGCACAGCGACAGCGGCCGACACAACATTTTTAACAATTTGTGCAGCCGCCGCTAACGCGTTTTGTTTTCGTCGAAGGCAAGAAGTCGGCTACTCAGACTCGCTAACGACTGTGCCAAGTCAAGACGTAAAACTAGGCACAATTATGTACGGTGGCTCGTTGTACCGTCAGCGCGGCTCAATAACCGATTTTGCGTCGTTTGACGGCATGTCAACCGGCTCGACTAGCGGTTTGTCGCCATTGGTTAAACAATTGTTAGGCGTTGATAGACCACAGGTCGCTTAATGCCAGTCGCATTTACCGATCTGTTTAACGAGGCGCTAGACGATCTCACAGCCACGCTGACAGCCGTTAGTGGCTTACAGGTAGTAAATGACCCTAGAAACCTTGTGCCGCCATGCGTGTTTATTGACGCACCGTCATTTGACGCGTTTAACTACAACATCGTCAAATTGATGTTTCCAGTCAAAATTATTACGCTTGGCCCAGCCAACCTAGACGCGCAACGGTCACTATTAAACATTATGTCAAAAGTGCTTGCCGCCAACATTGCCGTAACCGACGGCAGACCAATCACTACAATCATTGGTGGCGTCGAATATCCAAGTTACGAAGTAACCGCAAACGTTCAAGCGCAAACAGCATAGGAAATTAACATGGCAAACTACATCGTTACATCAGCAAGACTGGCAGGTTTTAAGCCGGGCGACATTGTGACCGACAGCGATTTAGAAGGCTCAAGCATTGAGGCTTTAATTGAAGCCGGTCATCTATCCACGCAGACCGCCAAAAAATCTGCTAAAACTAAAGACACAGACGAAAAGGAATACATCATGGCGACAAGTGTTTATCTCAGCAACCCGAATGTAACCATCAATAG